GTTTTATATTGTTTATAATTATTCATTGTTTTTAAATACTGATTATAAACTTTTATTCTATTTCCATAAGAACTTAAATCTTTTGTTGCACCTTTAACAGCACCTAATACTTTTTGACCAATATTTCTAGGTGCTCTTTTAAATACACCATCCTCATAAGTTCCACCTGGATTAGGGTCCATTGCGTCTATGTCTCTATCAGATTTAGATGTAAAAAAATCTGCAACTTTTTTAGATGCAGTATTAAATAAGTCTTTTGTTTTGTTTATCATTTATACTCCTATGGTGTTCCATATTTAGAAAATACAGACATACCAAATTGTCCAAGTAATCCATACAGAGCTTGTTTCTGTGCATTACTTTGTAAATCTAAACTTGTTGTTCTTTCTAATGCAGCTATTGCTAAATTGTGATTTCTATTAGCTTCATTTTGAGAAGAAGTGTTTACCCAAGATGCTTCATCTCTCCATTGTTGCCATAAAGCAGATAGTGCATAATTACTTAAATTTAATAAATTTTCTGCGTTAGTTTGGTTAGCAGCATTTATAGCACCTGTATTAGCTGTATTTAATTGTCTTCTCCAAGTAACATTTGATTGATCAATTACTCTTTGATTCTCAACATTAAATCTTTGTCTTTGATCAGATAGTGTAGCATTAAATTGTGATATTGCAGCTTCTCTTTGTGCATTTGCATCAGCAACAGCTGTAGCATTTTTTGCGTTTAATGCTGAAACTTTATTTAATTCTGCTGAGTTAAACTGATTCATTGCATCAAGTCTTCTATTATTTTGTTCTTGTATTGTTGTATTTAAATTACTATAAAATTGATTGACTTGATTTTGACTAGTTGCATTAAATTGTTGTGCTGCATTTCTAGCTGCATTATCAGTTAATAATACTTGTTGTCTTGTTTGTAAATTTTGTAAATTAGCTTGCTGATTATTAGACAAGTTTGCCATATCCATTTGCAGATATGATTGTGCATTTACAACAGCAGCTTGTTGGTTGTTAGCTAAGTTTTGAAATATAACTTGTTTATATGTAGCAGCATCTTGTTGTGCTATTGGTATAGATGATCTTAATATACCTTCTGCTAATGCTTCAGCTAACATTGTAGAAGAACCTAATCCTCTAGCTTGCATAGTTGCTTTTGCAGCTTCAGCAGCTCCTCTAGCAAATGCAGGTAAAGGTGATCCTTGTGCTAATGATGTTTCTATATCACTAGATATACTTTCTAATTGACCTTGAACTGTTGCTCTAGGATCTAAACTAGCTAATGATTGTTGTGCTGCAGTCATAGGAGCTGATACACTTCCTTGTGCAGCTGTCATAGTTGCTGCAGTTCCAACGGTAGCTGGTGTTACTTGTGCTGCAGTGGCTGGTGTTACCGTAGATACAGCTGTAGGGGTTGCTCCCGTAGTTCCAGTTGCAGTTGGTGCTGTTGCGGCTGTTGTTTGTGCAGCTGCAGTGCCTGTTACACCTGGTGTAGATAAAAGTTCATTAGTTTGAACACTTTGTGCTGTTGGAGTTATTACTGTATTTTGAGGTAATGTTGGTTGATTTAATAAACTATCAATTAAACTTACAGCTTTTTTACTGCCAGTTTGTTGTGTTTGTCCTGGTGCTAATGCACCTGTTTGTAATGTCGTTGCCATTATCTACCTTGTCCTATATATTTTTTCATTGTCCTCTTTTTATGTTTATTTGGTTTTTTCGCATGTCTTCCAGGTCTTTTCTTTCGTGTTTTTTTGATGTATGTATTAACACCAAAGAGAGGTTTTTTTCTAGCCATTTAACTATGGTTTAGTTGGCCATGTAACGTTATCACATTTTTCAACAGTGTCTTTTCCTTCTGGCAAGTCTCTTAACTCTTGTCTATATGTTTCCATGTCAGATGACATAGTAACATCAGATAAAGCATAAAAGTCTGTTTCTGCTAAAAGCTGATTTCTTTTAGCTCTTAGGCTAGCCTGTGCTCTTGCTAAAGCACCATCAGCCCAAGCTGCTTCTTCAGCATCTCTAGCTGCTTCTTCTTCAGCAGTTAGTTGGATTGTTTCACCGTTGACTATTTTATATCTTGGCATGTTTGTTTTTCCTATTTATTGTTGTTGTTATTAACTTACTCCGTACATATCTATTGTACCTGAATCTATGTTTCCTGATTCCATAGCAAAATTTACAGCATCAATTGCACTAGTGGTGTTAAAATATCCTGCAGTAAAAATATTGTGAGGACCTACTGTACTGTCACCATATGTACTCATCTCACTAGTTACTGCAATAAAATGTTTAACAAAGGTTGTATTACTTGGGTCGGATAAATGTAAATATCCTGATAAAGATCCATCAGCATCATTACTTAGTAGTGCATTTAAGTATGTACCACCTGTGCCTTGTGCCATATCTCTTGAAGTATCATAACCAGATAATTCTCCACTACTACCATCTTCTTTGTGTCTTGCTCGATAAAGAGTTGTAGTTTTAGTTACATTATAATTACTACCACTATCTATACTTCCATTAAAAAGAAAACCTTGTAAATTTGTAGCTGGGTGAATATTATTAAAAATAAATATATATTCTTTATATGTGCTTGTAATTCCTGATGTAATGCTTAAACTTGCTGATGAACTAGCAGTTGATCTTGATATAAAAACTAAATTACCAAGTCCTGTTATGCTACCTACTGCTGTTGCATCTTTTACTGCTCTGTTATTTAATTTAACTATGCTCATTATGATTTACTCAATCCATACATTTTGATTACACCACTATCAATATTTCCACTAGACATCTTGAATTGAATAGCATCTATAGCCGAAGTAGTATTAAAATATCCTGCAACATATTGATTTCTTGATCTTACTGATGATGCTCTTGCAGAATTAGAACTAACTATAAAATGCTTTACATAAGTTGTAGAGCTAGGATTAAATAAATATAACTCACCACTTCCTGATTGGTCATTATCATTACCAATTAAACTTGCTAGTTCTTGAAAAGCAGTAGATTGTGCTAAATCTCTATCTGCTTCATAAGCGATTGAAGCTACATCATCAGCTTCTGAATGTGTTGCATAAAAATAAGTTGAAGTTTTCGTTACATTATAATTAGACCCAGTATCAACTGATCCATTAAAAACAAAATCAACATTCTGTGTAGCTGGATGAATATTAATAAACTTAAATAAATATGTATCATAAGTGCTATTAATACTTGAAGTAAAATTAGAAGAAGATACTCCTGATGAAATAGTATTTGTAGTAATTAAATTCATAGCACCGC